TGTCGAATTAAGTTGTTTTCTATATCACGGATATCACTAGACATTAGAACACCTGGAAATACATTAATATTTTTATTTTTTGTATTTTTAGCATTTTTTATTCCTTTATTGATAGCTTCTTCTGCTTTTTCTGCATTTTTCTCTTCTTCTGCATTTTTCTCTTCTTCTGCATTTTTCTCTTCTTCTGCATTTTTCTCTTCTGCCGTCTCCTCTTCTTTTACCTTCTCCTCTTCTTTTGCATTGTTTGCATTGTTTGCATTGCTTGCATTGTTTGCATTGCTTGCATTGTTTGCATTGCTTCCATTGTTTGCATTGCTTGCATTGTTTGCATTGTTTGCATTGTTTGCAGTCTTATTTAATGCATTCCAGTTTCGTTTGAGTTTGTTTGAACGAGATTTTCCAAAGAGATTATTAGCGCTAACGGGTTTAATCATTAAATTTTTCATCATTTCATTCTTATCACGCATATTGGGAAGTGCATTGGTAGCTTCCCCAGATTCATCTTTGTATTCTTCTACGGTTCCATCGGGTAAGACTTTGATTACAGAAGGATATCCATTGATCTTTGCCTTAGCAATGTTTGGAATTTTTTCTTGCATATCAAAATGCACTTTTGCCATATTAGCATTTCGTCCCGGTAGATTTGCAAATTCATCCCAGATGGGAAGATAGTCATGGCAATGAGGACACCAATCGGCATAAATTAATATGAGTGTAAACGGTGCTTGACCCGTAAGAGAGTTTAGCTTTGTGATCTGATTCTCAGAGCGAATATCTAAGGTTCGTTTTTGTTTTCGAGTCTGACTGGGCATTCCTTATTGTAGACTGTGAAAAAAAGAGATACGAAGAACAGAGGGAATGAGTTTTATAAGTTTATGGGCTATTTTTCCAATTGGATTTCTCATATATTTTATGATTGAGTCGCGTGCTCGAAAGATGCTCCTCGATAATGGTATTGGAATTCTATTAGTATTTTCACTCCTTGTTGGAATTATTATAGTTGGATTATTACTTATGAATGCTACAACTACAGCAGAAAGTTTTACATCGGAACAAGCTCCCGGTTGCTTTACAACTGCCAAGCGAGGATCGGATGGAAAGATTCATGTCCAACCGGGAGATCAAACCTTTGAAAATCTATCAGAATACACCAGTGCACTCGCGGATCAATATTCGCTAGGAAAACTATGTATTCCTCCCCAAGTAAAACAATTCAGATCACCAGTGGAAGGAGTGTTAGGAGGGCTAGGAGTGAATGCAATTGGTCCAAATGGAGTAAATCAACAAAATGCCACTCGCGTGGTGACGGAATCAGATGTGGATCGTCCTTGGGATCAAACACCGATTAATAGTGTCGAGGACTATGATCGCACCAATGTGTATGAAAATGAACGAGACTCACGACATGGAGCCATGTCTACGGCTGTCATCAATGATTTGAGCAATAAGTACAAAATGGATTGGGCACAGTTACCGTTTAATTCCGAAGCCAAAGCGGCACAAGAGGATGCCTTTGTGGCAGGACGGTTGGAGAATGTGTATCGCGAACCTAAATCAGGAACATTTTTCAAAAATATGATGGGCGACGGTCTCTTCCCACCCAATACGGATGAGCGGGAACAGAATGAACGACGGATATTAAACTCCTATAAAGCTCCTCAAGTGGCAAAGAATGAAGAAGAGGAGGAAACGAGTATGATTGGAAGATTGGTCAAGAAACTGTTTGCATCGGATAAGGAGTATGAACCAGTGGTAGAAAAATCAGGAGCAAATAAGTGGGAAATTACTGAACTTATCCCAAAACCTCGTAAAGAGACTTGGGCAGATGCTGATAATGGTACTTCGATCGATTCTGCTGTGCGAGCGGGATGGATTCCTCAAAATCCCTCAATGCAAATCTTTGATCATGGTACATCTGATCCTGCGTTTTATCGTGCAGGAGTTGCTGATAATGATAATGGACGGTTTTGGAACTATAAGGATTTTAACAAGTTTACACCAGGGTTAGAACGAATGTTCAGTCCAACAAATGCTACACGAGAGTGGTATTAGACCTATATTGAGGTATAAAATTGATTTAAAAATTAAAGAAGTATGAATACGATGAAATCTTCCTGAAAGAACCAGACGCGAAGATGTATATAGACCCAGCCGTAATCATGTTAATCCTAATTTTCATAGGAGGATTTTACTTAATGAGTCGATGTTTGAATAGCATTGATCCAGGTGATAAGGCGTACTATGATAAAATAAACCAAGCACGTGAAGACCGAATACGACGCGGTGCATGTGTAGCGCCTTTCTCTTAGGGTTGTATTAGATATTAGATTATTTTTAAAACTTCCTTCCATTTCGTACGAATCATTGTCTTATATGCATCTAATTCTTTACTATCATCTTTCCATTGAAAAGATGTTAGAAGTTCAATCAAGTGTGGAAAGGAATCATAATGATAGACGTTAGGAGATTGAAATACTTCATAAAAATCTGCTAAATCAAGCCATGTAGATGTATCTGACATCGATGCAAAATCTTTTGGTAAATCTGATTTCCAATAATCACTAATGCTATTAACTGGAAAGGATGCCATCATAAATTTCTTGGTAGGAAAAAAAAGTGGCAGTCCTGCTGAAAAATGTTCAAACATACTCATGGTACTAATTTCATAGGGAATATGAATAATTCCTCGAAATTGAGAAAGGTCTGACCACTTGAAGGGTGTTCCTAAATCTGTTTTATTTGTAATTAACGGATGATTTATTTTAAACTTATGATTATAAAATAAAAATGTATGACGACTAGGAGTGTAACTAATTCCAGTATATCCACATAAGGATGGAATATGAGTCGTTTCAATTCCACAACCAAGTTTTGTATATAATTGATCTGCTTTATTATTGCTAACAGCAATCAATAATCCTTTTTCTTGTAATCGATGAAGACACTCCTTATATGATTGTAACATTGTATAGTTTTTTGACACACAATAAGGTAAATCGTATCGGCAAGAATTAATCATAATAATTGGTTTATTGTATTTTTCAAAAATAGGAATAAATCCATTTGGATGTCCGCAAATAAATCCATCAAAGGTCTTTAGAAACTCATCATATTCTTCATGGAACTTATGAATCATATCTTCATTCAGACTTATCCAATTACGCGGATGAATATGATTTGGAACTTTCTGAGGTCGATTAAACACCCATGAATGACCGCTCATACACCAATCTGTAATCTCTAATTCAGGAAATAAATGTTTAAAATCGGCGATCACCGATATGTGAAGATCCATGTTAAATAATTTCATCTTTAACATAGTCTATAGCAAACTGTTTAAATAATATGAATGGCATAACTTACACAACCGTCCAACCCTTTTGCACAAATGGATTGTTTATACACTTGGCAAAATTCATCTACAGCTCGTTTAACTCCAAAAAAATACTCTTTGTGTGCTTTTTTCATATTCATTTCATAATCATGTCCCATAATATATCCACCTTTCTTAATCTTTCGAAATGCAGTTTCTAAATCTCGTTTACATCCTTCATACGAATGATCCCCGTCAATATAAATCATATCAAAGGTTTGATCAGGATAAGTATTCATTGATGTAACACTATCTCCTTTCGTAACAACCACAGATGGTTTTGCTTTAAAATAATCAGTTAATTCACGATAACAAGTTCCCAAGTCTACAAACTCAAAATTATTTCCATCTTGATCTCCTGATCCCATCCTACCTTCAAAATAATCAATCAATACAAATAAGGAAGGATCTAATACGGGTTCTATTTGTTTTGCCATAGTTCCTTTAAAAATGCCAATTTCACATAGATTTCCTTTAGGAGACACAAGGGCACGAATCATATCCAATCTTGTATCAAACATTTGTATAGCAAAATATCGCTCATAATGAGAATGTATCTTAGATTTAGCCTCATGTTTGTATGTATAATGTTGTAACCGAGCAGTAGGAAATTCTGAAAAGGAGTATAAAACATTTACATCTGCTGGAAGTTCATGCACTGGTATGTTATAGGTGTCCAATTCATCATTCAAATAATATTGTTCATAGCTTGGATAGGTTCCTGGAGCATATTTTAAAAATATAGATTTCATAAAATCAGCGTAGGAGGCAGGAATGCCCATAAGTCCTCCATTGTATTTGAAAGATGGTCGGAACTTATCGGTTGGAAAATGTTTCGCATGACTATCCCATGCAAAACAAAGGGAGGATCGGTGAAACTCATGCAAAACTTCTACACCTGGATCACGGGGTAATAGATCAAGATCCCAACAAATAATAAAATCATAGCCAGGTACAATGGAATGTACCATTAATTTCCACCAAGAGGGATGTGATCCTCGTAAATCAATACCAGCAGGCGCCTCTTCCACAAATTTGTAAGTAATTGCATGGCGTTTAAAATAATCAGATAGAATTGCTTTTGAATCGGATTTATAGGAAATGGATCCAATGGCAAGCACCACAACACATAGAGTTGGATCCGTCATATTTAAATATACATATAAACATCATTTTGTTTAAGCGTTGAAAACGTACTTATTAGGATGTATGTTCAAATCGATATATTATGTAAGAAGGAATAGGACAGTTGAATACTTTACATATTTCGGCAAGATACGCTTGTATTTTAGGATCAATATAGGATAGATATGGTTCTAATGATAGTAGATTTAAATATCCATTTAGTTTTTCTGCTGAATCAGGTTCATATCCATTGCAGGAACAGAGCATTTGACAATATAAAAATGTATTTATATTTATATTATTCATCATGTTGGAGTTCATACAGGATTGATCAAAAAAGTCCCATGTGAGAGACGTTGTTTTTAAATGATTATTTGTAATTAATTGATCATGGGTTCCATCACGGAGTACTTCATCACGAACACCTTTAAAAAAAGTATAAACATCCTCTGTACATTTTAAAAGGATAAGTCCAATGTTTGCACTTCGATCTGTAAATGTTTCTTGCAAAAAATAAAGATCCTTTCCCTCTTTGATCGATTCATTCATTTTAGCACCAATTCCTTTTCGAATATAAATATCAACATCACTAAATACAATATATTTATCTTTGTGTTCAGTAAGACGAATTCGTTCTAAGATAAGATCAAGTTTTAATACACATCCAGACCAATGGTGCATTCCTTTGGCTTTGTACAAATCTTTATCAAACATAGCTTGATCAAGATAAATTGGATGAAGTTGTACATCGGAATCATCAAAGGTATCTTGAAGAATGCGATGAAACACTTCCACTTTGGGACTCCACATATAATACCAGGAAAGAGGCGACATTTTAATGATATCAAAGAATAATTCCGGAGGAATTATTCCGAAAGAATTTGAGTTTATAAAACAAGGCTAAATTAACCGTATCTGATTGGAAACCAATAAGATACAATTAAATGATAGCAAAGCTGCTGATTAATTTATTTAATGGGTTCGTAGGAGGTGGGGGGAAATTCACAACCCGAAGTACCATTTGCTATAAAGTGATAAATATAAATGTCCATATTATGCCCCCTTTTCTCGGAGAGAAAAATATAGACTTCATAACGCGCATAAAGAAATCGTACAAAGATAGAGTAGAGATGACGAGTCCGACAGAACGTTTATACAATCCTTGGAATCTCGCCAATCGGGTTATACCCGATGGCGAGATTCTTCGCATTTTAACCACGTATGGAATCAAAGAAAGACCAGCAAGCATGGACTTATTTCGACAAGCCTGTATTCATCGAAGCTATGTGGATCGACCGGAAGGACCATTAAGTAGTACGGAGGAAGTTGTTGTGGTGGTAGAACGCCCTGAAGGATGCATGCCACTGTGCACAGCAGACAATGAAGCGATTGAATTTGTAGGCGATTCATTATTAGGATGCGTAATAGCGTTATATTTGCATGAACGATATCCAGAAGCAGATGAAGGATTTTTAACACGTTTGCGAACAAGATTAGTCAATAATAAATCGTTAGGAGAGCTAGCGACATTGGTAGGATTTGGAAAATGGATTGTGCTGAGTCGTCATGTGGAACAGATGTGTAATGGACGAAAGAATCTCAGGATCTTAGGATCGATGTTGGAAGCGTGGGTCGGTGCCATTTACCTGGATGCTGTAAAGAAAGATGCTGGATATGCTTTTAAAAAGGTGCAGACATGGTTGATTACGTTGTTCGAGAAGGAAGTTGATTTTACATCCTTGATTGCGGAGGATAATAATTTTAAGGATCAGTTATTACGATTGTATCAAGCACGGTTTCACCAACCTCCCAAGTATAAGGAAGTTGCGATTGTAGGACCGTTACACGATCGAACCTTTACTATGGGAGTCTTGAATCCCGATGGAACTGTATTAGTTACAGCAACCTCACGAAACAAACGGGTGGCAGAACAAGAAGCGTCTCGTTTAGCGTTGCAAATCTTAGGAGTAGAAGAAGTAACAGAAGAATAGAGAGACATGGGACCGCCGAGATTCAAGGCACCTCTTCCAAAAGAAAAAATGATTGTAGCACCCGATCCACCAGAACTATCTACTATGTTAGAAACATTTACAGCTGTGCAACCGATTGCTTCTAAAGCAGCACCAGAAGCACCAGCACCAGCACCAGAAGCACCAGCACCAGAAGCACCAGAAACAGCACCAACCAAGAATACTCGAGTGAAGAAATTAAAGATTGCGCCTGCACCAGAAGCACCAGAAGCAGCACCAGAAGCAGCACCAGAAGCACCAGAAGCAGCACCAGAA